TGGAGGCCGCAATAACTTTAGACCCGTTCTCTAGTTCTACGTTACCCTTGTTCCATGTCACCACGCCTTGCTGGAGCCATTGTGGTAAATTCTCGTATGCCAGTTGATACTTGGCTAGAATATCACGAGCCAAAGAACCTTTGTTTGCCAGAACGGCCACATTTTGAGAGTCGGTAAAGATAGTTGACCAAAGAAGATAACCAACTGTTGTGGTAGTTTTACCAACCTGACGAGGACATTTGGTGATAACGAAACGATTATCTTTGAATAGATTAAGCATTTCTTCTTGAAATGGCCACATATCAAAATTGATTAGGCCTTGGTCCACGTTTACAATCTTAATGTAGTTCATACAGAAGTAAACTGGATCTTTAGAACACTTTACATATTCTTCAATCTGTTCTTTGGTATACTGATCGTCAACACCTACCTTTTTAAGTAGGGGGTTATCACGGTACGAATCTTTAGTGTTCATTGAAATAGATGTTCAATCTTTATTTTGGCATGAGGTGAATTTTTGTCATCATGGTAGTTGGTACCAAAGTGTGTAACCCATGTGTCGGAGAAATTATTTAGTGGTAACATATGTCTGTGACCAAATCCTATTGGAATGTTTACAAACATATTGCCTAGATTGGCTGATTCACGGATACCCCATGAACCTTTTTGGCCAAAAGAAAAGTAATCTGAGTTAATATGTTCTTTCACCAATTCTCTGTCCATAATAAACATACCTTGATATGGATCCGATAATGAAATAAACTTTTGACCTTCTACTGTAATTGTTGGCCGATGCCTTTGTAGGTGTGTACAATCTAAAGAATATACTTGGCCTTCTGTATCTTTTTGAACACGGTGAGTGGCAGGTATAAAGTTTAAATTATTCTTTAAAAATAAACTTCTAGTTTGGTTCCAGTAAAGAAATGTTTTCTTTTCTACTTCAATGTTACCTTCAAGGTATGCAAAGTGTGTATAGTCCGATTCAAGAAACTCTGGCATATACTTCTTATGTTCCCATGTGTGCCAGTATGGATGTTCTAAATCTACAACATGAATAGGTAAACTAGAATCAAAATTAACATTGCTGTTAATAATGAGTTTGATGTTTGGTATATCAGATAAGGTTTTTATTACTTGTTTAAACCGCTCTAATCTTTCTTCAACATAATAAAAACAAACATTCACCCAAAGTTTCATTCTTTTCCTTTAAGGAGTTTATTGAGTTCAGCAGTAGAACCCACAAAGATGGCCTTATCAATATTGGTGCCAGCATTCTTTTTCTTTTCTTCATCCATATCACGCATTTGTTTCTGTATATTCAAAAGTTCTTTATTGGCATCTACCATGTTTTTGAGTAAAGTTCCATACACTTCAAATGCTCGTGGATGTTGGCCTGCTTTGGCAATGTTTAGTATTTCTTCCATGGCTTCTTGACCTTGGTCAATAATACCTTGTAGGTTTTCTTTTGATTGTTGATAGGCGTCTGTGAGGTCCTGTTTCAAATCAGGCTCATTATACTTGACTAATACTGTAGGAAGTCTTTCTTTTTTTTCTTCTGGTATTGGTGCAATATCAAAAACATCTGCCAAGGTTTTATTCAAATCATTCATATATTAGGATATTCAGTTATAACCGTATTTGCTGTCCATGTATTAGCAAAAGCCACGTTGGCATTTGCTGGGTTTGGTGTTGTATCTATTTGTACCCATTTATCTGGTGTAGGATTAAAAGAAGTAAATTTATAATTAGCACTGCCACTTGTGGATTGTATAGGTAGGTTAGAAACAAAATTACCATTAATATTTTTTAATCGTAATAAGTTGTTATTAAATGAAACTACTTTACCTGATGCAATCGCAAGAGGTGCAGAGAATCCCTGATAAACCGTTTCACCAATTTGATATGTACCAATACCTGAATTTGGGCTCATTGTGAATTGAACTATATCATCTTCTGTAATTTGATTGTAAATAGATGTAATTGAGTGAGTAATTAATCCCGTACCAGAATCATTTATTTTACCAAAAATATAACCTTTGACGGTAAATGAAAGTGTCCAAATAATAACACGAGTATCTCTTTCATAGTTACCTTCATAGTCAATATCTTGTGCTGTTGAATTAAGAATCACGGGTATCTCTTTAATAATACCCATTTCAGGTATCATATTAAGTTTCATTGTATAGTCTGGTGTGAAGTATGAAAGAATATGTTCAATAACCTGTGTACCATCTTCAATATTTCTTACATACAAATATAGATTGAAATCAAAATTGTATGGTACTGGATTGTATTGTGAAATTAATCCTGCGGCTGTCTGTGTAAATTGTTTGACATTGGTGTTTTGTTTACGGCTGGCATCATAGTTAAAACCAAGTAATTCAAAAGACATTCTTGGTAATGTAATTTGTGTTTTCTTGTCTAAAATAGGATCAGTTTCTAGACGATTAACATAATCTTCTTTTGGTGCATACACAATTGGCACAATCATTCTTTGCGCTTCTGAGTAATCTGGATTGTATCGAACCAATGTGATTTCGTTGAATAGGTTACCAAAACCTATTACATATTTACGAAGCGCACGGTTATAAAATATGTTAGCCATTAGATACTACCAAAAGGATTTGTTTCAGAAAAATTAACAATCGAATTTGCAGAGTTTTCAATAATATAATTATCATATGAATCATCCTGCACAGAATCTTTGAGTGGATCATATGATGACAATCTATATTGTGCATTACTTGTGGCGCCAACAATTTTAATTGAACCACCTTCAATAAATTCACCAGCAATATTAGATACTAGTAGTGTGTTGGCTGTAGCGGTATTGGCACTTCGTACCCATGATTGTACAATGGCCACAGCAGTTGCGTTAGCTTGTGTATTGGCTGATGATTGATATACAATTTCACCATACTGATAATTGCCTGTTCCTACACCAAGATTGAGTTCAATAGAATATGTGGCTTGTGAGGCTGATTCATCAATTTCTCGAACACCCGTAGCAATAAGTTCACTAGAAAATTTGAACTTCTCTAAATGCAATTCATAAAAATAAGGTACTACACGACCTAATGTATGAAAATCTTTATCTTGATCTGTAAAGGTAATCTCATATAATTCACCTGTACCATTTAAAAAAGGCACATACACCAAATCACCTTCTCTTGGCCGAGTAAATGTATTCTGTGGAACTCGTTGAGCAAATGACCTTTTTGAAACGATAACTTTGGTGTGATTTTTAATTTCAAGACCAAATTTTGAAAAGAATTCTTTTTCGCCGGTATAGTTGAGTGCTTCAGATAGATAAAACTCAACAGGAAATGCTGATTGAAATTTTTTAACTGGATCTTCACCATACAAAAGGTCACGAGCAACATCGTTATCATTAGGCAAATAATATCCATCAAAACCCATAATCTTTATGGATTCGACAATTAAATCCTCGACTAATCTTTGTTCTTGAAAGCGAGAATTATAGTTATTAAAATATTGAGAAGTAGCCATTGTGCCGTTAGTTCATAAAGAATTCTAAAACGCCACCATAATTATTTTCCATATCTTTTTCAAGGTCATCAATTTCTTGCATAGCCTCCTCAAAGATTTTATCACCATTTAATACGACACCACCTGGTAACTGTATACCACCAAATTTTTTAAGGTTTTCTCCCCATTGTCTTTTGACCAATGCGGTCGCATATCGTTTTAACCAACGGTCGTCCCATACTCGATTGTATACATTTGGATTAATAATAGTATAACAATCAACAATAACTGGTTGACCAACTGGAGCTTCTTGATCACCCCATGCCCAATCAACAAACAATTTTTCTGTGTGTCGTTGATAACGAATTGGAACTTCACCAGTAAATAACTGCTCAAGCATTCTTAGATGTTGCATGGTCATGGTATAGTTGATGTATGATGCTGAAGTAAAGTCATACAACTCATTCAGTCTTAATTGATATCGCAAGTCAAACATATTGATGCTTGATTGGGAATCTTGAAGTGGAAATATACGAGTAACACCTACAACCTGTGTTGCAGCATTAGCATTATCTCTCACATCACTTAAATCAAGATACTTATTATCGACATCTTCTTGTGTAATTTCGTGGATGTAATATGTTTTTTGTAAACCATCAAAGTGATAGTCTTGAAAATATTGTAGAGCATCGTCTATCCTATCAGATACTTGGTCTGGATCGACATTTATTTCTATGACTGGAAAACCAAGTTTTCTAAGGCAATAGTCTGTAAATTGGTTTCGGTTAGTAACGGTTGCCATGTTGTCCTCAACATTATAGATATCCTGTATTTAGGTGATGAGGATATTTGGTTTGTCCATTAAAAGAAAGCTGAGAGTATGTCATGACAAAAAAAGTACTGGATTAACTTGATGTAAAATAGAATCCGTTTTGAGATCCATA